TAGTTTTACTGGTGAAAAAATAGATGTTGCTTTATTTGTAAACCCAGATAAAACTACAGATAAAACTTTGCCTATAGTACATAGAGTAAATCCTAGAAATAGATTAGTGCCTGGAGGAACATTACAAGAAATAGATGATTCTCAAGCTAAGCTTAAAGATTTTACTATATCTACGGACACAGATTCTAGTGAATCTTACAAAGTAAATTTAGATAGTTTTAATAAAATAACACGTGATCCTTCTGATGCAGATTTTGAAAATCCTTTATTTAAAAATGTTAGACTTACTGTTGGTGATGTATTAGACTATCCTGAGTTATATAAAACTTCTCCATATATAAAAGATATGGTTTTAAATATAGTAAATAATAAAAATGAACATTTTTTAGGTCTTTATAATCCTATTGTAGATGAAATTACATTAAATACTAATTTAGTTCATTTTGGATTTATAAAAAATGAACGTGCAATGTTTAAAACTTTAATACATGAAATACAACATGCAATAGAAGAAAAAGAATATTTAAAACATAAACAAAAAGGTTTATTAACTATAAGAGATGTTTTATATGCTAATGAAGATTATGTATCTAATGAAGTTTTTTCATTTAAAGCAGAAAACAGATTAGGACTTAGTGCTGAATATAGAAGAATAGAACAAAATCATCCTATGAAAGGAGGTTTTGAATACCAACGAGATGAAAGATTAAAACATGATTTAGTAGGAAGAGGATATCATCAAAGAACTGCTCGTGATGCTGTGTTACTTTTTGAAGAAGATATTTTACATAGACAAGTGCTTTTAGAAGATTTAAATGTAGATAATAAAAAGTTAACAAATTATGTAAAAACACGTGGACAAAGATTTATTGTAAAAGATAGTAAAAATTTTATAGAACTCAATGGAGTAAAATTAGATAGAAAAAAACTTAAAGAATATTATGGTGAAGATCATAGCATAGAACAAATAAATAATTCTATAGCAAAAACATATTTAGAAGATGAATATGCTAAAGAAAATAGTACTAATAATAATTTTCAAAAACAAGATTTTACAAGAAAACTTAGTCATATAAAAGATAAATATATAAAAAAAGATAGTAAAATAGGTAGTGATTTAAATGTAGAGTTAGTTGGTAAATTATATAATACTACTAAAGATCCAAATAATAATAAATGGTTAGTATTAGCTAAAACACGAAAACCAAAAACTGCTAAACAAGTACAAAATTTAATAGACTTATCATATAGAAGTTTTGATGCAGCTAAATATATTTATAATGTAGAACTAGAAACTTTAAAAAATCGTGGATATTCAGATATTAGAATTCAAACTATGCTACGTCCTATTATTGCAGCTGAATCTAATTTTGGTGTAGATACAAATAATAAAATAAGTTCTGATGTAGCTGGACAAATGCAAGTTAAATATTCTACATTTAAAGATTTATTTAATAAAGGATATTTAGGAACAAAATTTTCTGAAGTAACAGGAATAACTAAAAAAGATCTAAAAAAGATGACACAACTTGAGTTTAAAAAATTAATGAATGAAGATCAAAAGTTTGATCATTTAATTGGTATAGGTGCTTTGTTACAAAAATTAAAAAATCATTCTGATAATTAATTTAAATATTTTTTAACTGTAACATCTACACCTATTTTTTGAGCATACCTAATCGCATACTGCGTACCATGACTCTTAGTATCCCATAAAGCTAACAAGTGATCTGCATTGTTTACAATTTGTTTAGTACGTATAAAGAAATATTTACTATTAAAATTAGCTGTTGGATCTACTAAATGGTACGGTAGGAATCTTACTATGTCTATATCATGAGATTGTGCATAGTGACTGATTACAGGGTCAGGACCTTTAGCTGATCCCATTAAGATACATGTAGGAGACAACTCAGTAACAATCTTATTCACGGCTTTAAGACTCCAGGCATCATCTACTATACTTCTACTTCCTAATATGGCTAGCTTCATTCTGGATACCACGCAAATTGTAATCTAACTATAAACAAATCTATTAGTAAATAACTAATAGGATTGTCTTCGACAACCCCATCAGTAAATTCAAATCCTAGATGTATTCCTAGTATAGGATAGTAATTAAATTTCACAAGAACCTCCAGTACATGCTAAGGTTTGTGCTCCTTCCGTATTATCATCTTCTTCTATAAAAGAAGTCCAGTCTATTTGTTTAGGTGTAATCTTACGTAGTTCTTCATACTGTTCTTTAGTAGCATCTTGGTATGGTGCTTGTACGTATGTATGATCACTGTGTGGTAAGAATGATATACCTGATATCTCATCAAAGTATTTCCATACCCAGGCACCTACATCCATCCATTCATGATCTTTGACTGAGATAGTAACAGATGGTTTATGTTCACACCAATGTCTTTGGTATACTAACCAGTTCTCCATCTGTTCAATAGCTGTCATGTCATCTCTAGTAACAGCTCCTTTGGGTGCTTTCATAGGAAAGCTAAACACTGCAGTTGAGTCAGGTCTATACTGTTCATCTTCTACTTGCACCCCTCTATCTTTTAAGAATTCATATATAGGGTCTTTCTTATCCATACGAATAGTTCTTATGTAATAGTCAGCGTGCCTAGCATGTATGCCGCTAGCACTATTAACAAGCTGAGAGACAGTCCCAGAAGGTTTAACACACGTAATACTTTTACTTCTTGGTATGTCAAGTTTGTCTGCGTATTTATGATTGATGGTTCTAGCATGATCTCGCATCTCCTCTAAAAGTTTAGGATCAGGATTAGATGTTATCTTAGCATCCATAATACCCGTTAGTGATACACCTAGTAATCTTTCTTCTACTGTATTATCTTTCCATTCATGAGATAAGAACTTAAAGTTAGTTAAATTAGACTGCAGTGTACCTAGTATTGTAGCTAGTCGCACTTTGTTAAGTAGACTATTTTTAGTATCACCATTTCTTACAACTACTTCTGTTAAGTTACAAAACTGTTTATCACGTAATATGATTTCACTACATGGATTTGTACCATAGTTTAAATCTTTAACTCTACCTTGTTTAGCTGCTTGTTTTTGTGCAGCAACTCTGTTGAATATACCACGTTCTCCTGACTTAGATTTAACTAAGGATACCCATTCGTCCATGAATGTTTCCATATCAGGTTTTTCTGTATAAGCAACTGAGTTATTAGCTAGTCCACGGTATGCAAAATCATTGTACCAGGCACCCATTTTAGCCTCTCTCATGCGTTTATCTGTAAGATTTGATAGTGAGATAAGGGCTGACCTTCTAACGCCTCCTACGACCACTATTTCGCCTACCATACATATAATATCATGTACTTCTAATGAGGTTAGCTTGCGTCCTTTAGCGTGAATAAAGGATTCAATAACAAAATCAAACAACCGTTTAAGAGGTTCCGGTCCACTGGCTCTACCACCAAAGGTCTTGAGTCTAGCACCAGCTGGTCTGACTTGGGAGTAGTCAACAGTAGGTATATCACCTTCCCATAGGGATGATAAGAGTTTCTTAAATGCTTTCGCCCAACCGAGCTTGCTGTCACCAACAACGATAGTATCGTCAGACTTATCAATATCTTCTGGTATAACTGGTAGCTTACTAATTTCTTGTCTTTCACAACTAAATCCTACTCCTGTTCCGTTCATTAATATATATAAAGCCTCTGAAAAAGCTCGTTTATTATTAATAGCGAGGTAAGAACAATTGTAAGCCGCAATATTATCTCGTTCACAAGCCTCTCCTGCTGACATCATAAGCCTCATACTAGGCATGATCTCTAAATTAAGAACTGCTTCTCGTATCTCTTTAAACTCTTTATCAAGTCCTTTGTTCTTAGACTTGAGGTAGTTAACCATTCTGTCTACTGTTTCTTCCCATGTCTCACGTCGTTTAAGTTCTGGTAAAAAACGTGCGTATCTACTTGATGCTATTACCGATTGGTAAATATCCAATTGCTATCTCCTATTCGTTATCTTGGTTAAATATATTGTCTGGTTCTAAATCTTCTGCGAGTAACTCTAACTTATCTTCTATCTTATCTTGGAACTTGTTAACTATATCTTCTGATGTAAGGTCAAGTACTTCTAATAATGTAGTCTCATCTAGTTGAATTAACTGGTCGCATACCTCTTGAAACGTAAGCATAGTATTATGACCGACCCTTCTTCTTTTTATCGAACTGTTTATCATTAGGCTTAGAATTAAAAATCCTGTCCCAGTTATCTCTGTACTTATCATTGGGCACACTAGTCTTTAATTTTGCCCCAGTGATTTCGTAATCATTTGTATTGTTTGGTCCTGGCATTGTTTGTCCTTTCTTAAGTGTGATACTTATGTTCTATTTCATCAGGAAGATGAATGTATTCTTCTAGTAAGCACCTTGACCCTGTTGCTTCAGGGTAGTGTAACTTCATATGTTGATGGGCTTGAGTACAATTAACAAAGTGTCCTATATATTTCCAATCACTTGGACCTACAGGGGTAAGCATTATACTAATTACCATAACATAGTGAATCATTTTGTCTTCTCCTTTTTACAAAAACCACGCATATTGTAGCTACCCATACTGGTATCAATACCACACCACCAGGCATTCTTATCCCAGATTTTAGCAGGGTCTCCACACTTATTACAAACTCGTTTAGCTTTTGGTTGCATTGTGTAACTCTTTTAATAATTCAAGATAATGAATACACTTATCTAAATCTTGTGTACCATTCTTATCTTTCCAACGGAGAAGATATTTAATAACATTACCTTCAATAAAAGGAATATTATTTTGTGTAATAAATTCAATAGGTTGTATCTTATACTTCATGTAGTGATTACCACCTACTTGTTTCTTATTTGCTTTCATAATAGTATACCATACTTTGCATTAAAAGTCAAGCTATTTTCTATACTTTCTTTTTAAGTAATGTAATGGTATAGCACACTCATCAAATGAACCATCAACTACATTATGCAACATGTATAATCCTCTCCAATGTTTATTAGTTTGTTTAGATAAATAACCTTCATCATGTAGATAACAACTACCACTAATAATAGCAGTCATCTGTTTACCTGTTGCATCTGTAGCATATGCAATGTCATGTCCTTGCTGATGTCCTGCAACACAAGACATATGTTTCTTAGTTAGAAGTGCACGAGCAGTAGTAACTGGTCTACCCATGACTCCACTAGCGAAGTAGTGACTATAAGCCACACCGTCCACGCTGACAACATCAAGAAAAGGATATACATCCCAACCTGCTTCTTCATATTTTAAGTCCTCTATAGATATTAATCCTTCTAATTTTCTATCATACTCAATAGCCCTGGTAATTCTATCTTCATGGTTACCAATAGTAAGTATCATTTTAGGTTTATATAATTTCTTTTTAGCCTTAGCTAGCCGTTTGTTTAATTCTTTCATAGGAGTTAACAAAGCTTCCATACCTTTTAATGACGCAGTAATATCTGCTTTGTATGTTCTACCTTCAAAAGATTTTTTACCTACATCGTAGGATGATAGACTAGGCATATCTGCAAAATCACCAATCATTACAATTACATCTGGTTTTTTATCTACAATATACTTACCTATCCATGTTAAATAAGATAAAGAAATCCCAGGCTTAACCTGGGTATCTCCTATTACTAAATGTTTTTTCATTAGTGTGTTGTCTCCATTGGTAGGTCTACTTGTTGATCTGTAAACTCTTCCTCTGCTGTTTTAATTATGCCCTCACGCATGAGAGCTTTGATAGCATAAGATAACAGAAACTCTGTTTCTCGTTTGTCAACTTTAAAATCAAAGTCAACACTACCATCATCATTTTCTTTTAAGTTTTTTATAATCATTAATCCAATCCTTTCTAAAGTCTAGCCATATGAACCCTGCTTTCTCAGCCCATTGCCAGTATGTTGTTTTACTACGTTTGGTTATCTTATTATCTGGATTCATAAATAAGAATATTATGGTGACTTCAGGATTACATTCTTTAAACCAAACCATCTTTTGTCTAGTAGCTAAGTCAAGTTTACCTTTTGCTTCTATGTATACATTTTTTGCCATCTTGAAATCAGGATTATATTTCCGTGACTTAACTGGTTGTATGTATTCTATAACATCAGGTTCATACTTAACACTTGGGAAGTTTTGTTTGAGTACCTTCCAAGCACTAGCTTCTAGTTTACTTTTGAATGTAGGCATTAAACCTATCCTCAAACACATCATCTTTAGATTGCATAATCCAAAGCACAGATGCATTCATCAAAAATTCTTCATCATTACTGTATGCATCACGGACCTTGTTAAACATCTCTTGATCCGTGTTACATCCAGCAAGTAAAGCTTTCGCTTTCTTTGGTCCAACCTTCTCGATACCTTTGATATTATCAGCAGAATCTCCCTTGAGACATTGTTCAAAGAAAAGACGTAGTCCTTCTATCTCACTTTGCTCTGTCCAAGTGTCAGGTTTAACCCAACCTTTACCTTTAATCTCCCATGAAAAATGTTTACCAGGTATCATAAGCATATCTTTATCTAAGGATACAATAACAGTATCATCTGTTTGATTAATACCCATAGCATCATCAGCTTCTAATCCTTCAGGTGCTAGTTCTGCACCCATACTTTCTAAAGCATACTGTCTTAATTCTTCTAGATGCTTAGGCTTAGGTGCAGTACGATTAGCTTTGTACTCTGGATAGATAGACTTACGGAAGTTAGTCTTACCAGATAAGAATGCACGATAGCTATCTGCTCCTGTTTTTTCTAACAACTGGTCTAACAATTCTTCAGCACGAGCAACTGCAATATTAAATGGATCTTCTTCTGCAGATGCTGCACATCTAAATACAACTAAGTCATGGTCAATTAAAGCTTCCATATTAGTCTTCCATTAATGGTGGTAAAGGTACAACTTCAGTAGGTGCTATCTCAGCTAATACATATTCTTCTCCTAAATCTATACCTGTGTAAGGTTTATATTGAAACAATAAACCTAGTAGAAGGAGTAAAAGTATTACTCCTCCTGATATTGCAAGACGTTTATCTAGATATTCCATAGTCATTCCTAAAAGGGTATGTCACTAGCAATATCATCAATACTATCTTCTTGTGTTGATTCTGCTAGAACATATCCTTCATATAGTTTAGCTAAGCTAATAACATCATTAGCTGACGCTTGACTACCAGCAATTGCTAAAGTACTTACAGCGTTTGCTAGAGATGATTGACGGACTATCATTACTTGCCTAGCAGCACGTTCATCCTTAGTCTCATAGTTACTACCAGTAACACGAGTCTTTGTAGAACTTACCTGGGCTTGAGCTGGTGCGGCAGTATCGCTACGTGTATCTGTAACGGCATCTGCTGAACCTACTGCTGTCCATTGCCAATAACCATTTGGATCTTTCTCTGTACTAACATGTACTACATCACCGTTTTGCCAAGCTTGTGCAGCTTTAAATACAGCAGGGTTTGCAAACGACATTAGCTTTTTAGATTGAGCTTGTCCTTGGTCATTCTTATACATCACTTCTATTGATTGATATTGTCTACCATTCTTAGCTTGGTGAGTATTTAACGTTGATACATCTACAACATTTACTTGCATATAATCTCCTTATATATCAGTTAGGTTTCCCCATGATGATCCGACTTGTATATCAACCCTCATGGGTAGGTTGAATTTTTTACCAAATAATTTTGTAAAATTATCAGGTACATTGTGAAAACATTCTTTAACTATTTCTACTATACTATTAGTATAACATATCTTTGGATCATAGTCAAGCATGATACTATCATGTACAGTATTAATTAATTTAACTCCTTGCATTTTAGCAATTTTGTTGTACAAACTTACACGAACTATAGCCATCAAGTCAGCACCCAATCCTTGCACTGGGTAGTTAAGGATTCGGGTGCGTGGATATTTAAGATTACCCATGCTGTTTGTTTCAGGTAGGTACTTGTATGTTCTACCTGATGGCATAACTAATTCATTAGTTTGTTTAACTTTAAACATAATGTCATCATGCCATTTCTTTAGACCACTATACTTTGTATAGAACTGATCAATTACTTTTTGCCAAAACTTTTCATCACCAATATCTTTGAAGTTTGGATCATTGGCATAACTAAAAGCACTACCACCATAGATTAATCTGAAGACAAAAGTCTTTGCAATCAATCTACTAGGTAACCCAAACCTTTGTTGGTTATCTGTATGTTGATCTGTCTGTCCCATTATCTCTTTGATAGCTACACTATCTTGAGATAAGAACGCAGCACATACCCATTCTAGTTGTTTTGCATCTGCATTAAGTAACATATTATAATCCTGAGTTAGCTTCTACCAATCTCTTATGATAATTATTAATAATAGATTGAGATAGTTCTGATCTAGCATCTTTATCTAGTAAAGCTAAAGTTGCTGTTGGACCATCTTTAAGTATCATGTTGCTAAATTCTACACTAACAAAATGTTTGTGTGCTTCTTCTTGAGCAACAGTGTATTCTTCTTTAGTCATTTCTACGTGATCATCCTTTCTAAGTTTTAATCGTCTTTCTAAATCTTCCCAATTATCTTCTTCGTTCATGTCATTCTCCGTATCTAGATGGAAAGAGAGTTTTAATCTCACCATCAAAGTTTTGTAAATTAGGTGAGCTACTACTTAGCCTACCTGTTCTGGTTCTACACTGATTGAGTTGACCATGGATCTTACTTTCTTTCCAGTTCATCTCATCAATTAGTTGAGGCACACCATGGTAGTATGTAGTCATACGTTTTTGCATGGTAGCTCGTGCCAATATAATGTCTAGTATATCTTTACCTTCATTAGTCTTAGGTTTAAGTTTACGTAATGTTTCTTCATTAGTACTAAAGAAACCTTCTTTCTTAAGTTCTGTATTAGGTAAAGGATTTATTCGTCTGGTAAATTCTTTGTTTCTTTCTTCCCACTTATACTTGACTTCGCCTGTGCGTGAGCCAGTCTTAAAATGTCCAATGGGGCGTTGAAAACGCTCTTTAATATTCCCACCGTAAAGAAAAGCAGAAAGATGCTCCCCAGAATTGGGATTAAAATTATCGTAAGCATGATAGTTAGTAAGCCTGTTGTTAAGTTTGTCGATCTGAAGTTCAAGTTCATCTCCTAGTATTTTAGACTTGTCATAATCATATGTCATACCGTTGTATTCCATATCTTCTAAGACAAGTAAGTCTTGATTGTGTAATGACACCAATCGTTTAAGATGTGGTAACTGATTAAGTCTTTCCATTTGTTTGTACATAACTTTTTCAGTTAGTTCTACATCTTGTTTAAGGTAATCAGATAATATATCTTTGGGTACTTTGTCAGTATCAATACCATTCTTCCAATAGTTTTCTTTGACCTCATCAAGCTTACTGCCTAAGTCATAGTACTCAGCAGTAGCATTGAGTGATGGGTAAGAGTTCTCTTGATTAGACAGTACGTATTCTACTAACTGACAATCCCAGATCCGTTTACCTGTAAAGTTAATACCATATCTACGTAGCCAATGTAAATCAAATTTAATATTAAACCCTACAAGCACATCGCACTTATCCACGGCTAATTGGATTCTGTCAAGTGATTCCTTGTAGGGGTCCACGGAGTATTCTATATCAAAGATAGCCATCTCTTCTGCTGCCATAATACCAACCATACACAGTTTGTTAGACTTATCAAATGGATTACCTTTGTTACTAATAGTTGTTTCTACATCTAAGACTAAGTAACTCATAGTTCTTCATACCTCGCTATCTCTGGTTTAATTAAGACTTGTGCATTGCCATGTCTTAGGTCAGGCAATGTATCTTTATCACCTAACAGTTTATTCTTACTAATGTTTAAGAAACGCATGTTACTTGTATTGTCTTGTTCTTTACCAATACCAAGTATCCAGTCAGCTTCACCTTGCTTTGCAGTCTTGCTGCTGTCTACATCATCCATTGTCAACCACAACTTGCCTTCGCCAGTACCACCGGCTTGGCTTACTGCAATCACTGGAGCATAGCTCTTAGCTATCTCTCTAGCCCATTGATATAACTTCTTTAACTCCAGGTCGTACCTGTCGTTTTTAAAACCACGAATCTTATCAATCTGATCAAAGATAATCAATGACGGATTAGTATCTTTGATGATTGCTTCAATACGACTAACATTATTACTATCATCAAAGTCATAGATTTTAATTCTATTACCAATCTTTTGATTGTATTCATCAGCATTAATTTCTTTTTCTTCAAACAGTTCTTTGTTTGTTACACCGAACAAAGCTTGGAAACATCTGACTGCTACCTTCTTACCTTGTTCTTCGTTGTTGAACCAGAGTATGTCCCCATCCGTTTGTGATACCATATGAGTCATCTCTGACGCTAAGAAGGTAGTCTTACCTGTCTCTGGTCTAGCAAAGATGAAACCAAAATCACCTTTACGTAATGAGCCTAGTGATTTGTTAAGCCAATCTAAACGCCATCGTAGTCCAGGCGTTTGGATTTGCGACTCATACAAATCTACTAGATCCATGTTAACTGCTTGTGCTTCAATAGATTCTATTTGTTGATGTTCAAACTCATTTACTTTATCCATCAACTCATCTAGCTTTGCTGTACCATCTTCTACATCAAGAGCAACTTTAGCTAGCTCACCTGCTACACATCGTTTACGATGTTCTTCTAGGTAAGTAGTTACATTATCAATGTCAATATCTAACGATAGTATTCTATCTAATGTTTCAGATAGTTCTGTACGTTCACTATCTTCTAACAAATAATTACTATGATAAGCTAACTCAAAGTTAACTTTATCAATAGTATCTAATTTATTTTTAGAATAGTAATCATGAACTACAAGAAACAACTTGTATAGATTACTAAAATTATTTTTAATATAACTTAAATTAATATACTTGTAATACTTAGTATAATAATCTTTGTCATTACAAAATAATTTAATTATTAATTCTTCAACCAATTTAGTATCTCCGTTTTGTTATACTCTTTTGGATCTTTGGGTGTGATTATAGCCTTACTTGTTACACCTAAAGACCTAAGCTGATTACGTATGTTCACAGCTTGCTTAGCCTTATCTCTATCTAACCATACATGTATTGTCCCATATTGTTTAGTTAACTGGGACATCGTTTGCTTGGGCATCGAAGATCCAAGCAAAGGACTGGCACAGATCTTTTCATATCTGCATCTTGCAATCTTAATAGCAGATAAAACATCTTCTACTACTACTATTGTATCACCTTCTCCATAAACTTGCAAGGGTTTCATACCATTAGATTTGTATTTGTAGTTACCAAAGCCAAAGTTACGAGCTTGCCAGTAACTTTTGTTGTTAATTAATACCAACAATCTTCTAGCTGGTTCCCAGGAGATGCCGTACTTTGCTATCTCTTCTCTGGAGATACCATATTTTAATAGCCATTGCATACCTTTTTGTGGTATATCTTTAATAGTATCTAACACACCATTAGTTATTTTCACATCTTGCTCCGTTCTTTTATTAATTCTATCACGCAAAGATTGAGTATCATTCTTTGAGTCATATGTACTACAACTAAAACACCAGTAACTATTTTCATACTCTGCTCGTGCATCACTAGATCCACAGTGAGGGCATGGACCTAGCTTAATAAATCTACTCATACACACTCCTCGCAATTACGCACTCTGCCTGGAGGCATGCGTGCTTATTCCTCGTCGTAGTCTCCGTGACGTAGGTCTTCTCGTTCAGATGCAGGATCTACATCTTGTTGTATAGTGCTATAACATGTGTTACATAAATCTATAAACTCACCTGTTGTGCTTGATTTTCTAGTTGATTCAAAGTCTGACAGGTTTATGTTACAAGCTTTACATCGCATATCGTTTGCTCCATTCATAGTAATTATCTTTTAATTTAACTTGTGGTGATGACATCATCCAAGGATGTGGATATATATAAGCATAAATATCTTTATCTATTTTTTCTAATTTATATCCAGCACCTAGTTCAATAGCATTTGCAAAAGTTAAATCACTTTCTGTTACTTCATATAGTTCTCCCTTTATTTTATAATCAGAATTTTTATCTTTCCATACTAATGGAAAAGAATGACCACTCATCATGTATCCTGGTTTAGTAGTGTACTCTTTTAAATATTTACTATTAGATAGTACACTATTTAAACCAAAACCTTTCTTTAATGTTCCGTATACAAATAACTTCAAATTAATTCTCCTATAGTATACATATAGTATAACATATTATAAATTAAAAGTCAAATGATTTATTCCAACTATATGTTTCGGCATCTTCCCACTTATCTATTACAGATACCGGTACGTTTTTTAGAACAAATGGACTAGTGTAATCACCATCAACTATGATAGCTTTCTTACCTTTGATTTGTTCTACTTCAAACCATTCACCTTTCTTAACAACATGAGACTTATCACCTTTACCATGTATATATTGTTCAGTACATACAATCCAATCACCTTCTTTATGTTTACAATCGGAAGAGCTGACTGGTAAAGGAAGCGTATTCTGATTGAACTTATTGTATTTATCCCAGTTGTAATACTTATTCATAACTGGTTCAGGTTTCTTGTAACTGTTGTTACTGTACCATACACCATTGTTCCAATGACCTTTCTCTTCATTCATAATACGATAGTTACCATGTCTGTCAAGAAAGACTAGCTTACTATAGCCAATTACATTTTCAATAAGCTCAACCATTGGATCTTCAAACAATCCCATGTTACCATGTTTAGCAACAATCTTTTTAAGTATACTATTGTTGAATGCAATAGTATCTGATTCTTTGTCATCACCATAGCCGCTGATGATACCGTTGTGTATAAAGCCTAGACCATTGTTTACAAGGAAAGGATGACAGTTTGTTTTGTCAATCTTACCATGTGTTTTGATACGGAAGTGTAATAACACTTGTTTATCTTCATGTGGTTTGTATGCTTTGTAAAACTCTTTGAAAGTAAAGTAACCTTTCTGAACATGTAACTCCTTATCTTCTGCAAACATAAAGCCTGCACCATCTGGATTAGCATCGTAACATCTTTGAAGAGATGTCTTGCTAATCTTTTTATTTTCTGATTTCATTATTGCTATGCACATATTGTTGACTCCTTGATTAAGTTTCTTAGATCTTTGAACTCTTCCCTAGTGTTGTTTAACCATGATACAAAAGATTCAAAGTGTGTTTGCTGTTTATAAGGCACAGCATGTATAGCAGGCTTACAATAATCTACCATTGCCTTGACAAATTGCATTCGTATATGAAACTCTTTCTTGTTAGCTGGAGTTGCAAAGATACGAAGCTCAATTGTTTTGTCATTATTTAAATTAACAAAATTATATCTATTACAATACTCACCTCGTTTTGTCATACGAAATGGTTTCTTAATAGTATAATCTGGATCACCATTTTGATAGTTAGTAGTACCTCTACCAGCAATCAATTTAATAAATGATTTGTTGTCGGCACGATTCATAAACTCTACAAATTTACCGGCACCCATTACACTAAATGCAGTACGACTGATGTGTACATGCATACCACATGATTTGTGTGGATGTATGTATTCAGGTAAATTAGTTAGGAATGAATCATAGTTGTGTAGATGAGAAAGATAACTAGCTGGTCTTGATACTACTTCGAAACCACTTGAGATA